AAGGATTGTTATAGCAAAGACTATAAGGACAAACGACCTTCTTATGATGAAAAGAAAGACTATATGTTAAAATATACTTATGGAGAAGACTTTGGTTTAGAACAGTACAAAAATGTGTTACAAGAGCAGAACGAAGTATGTGCTATTTGTCTAAATCCAAATACTAATGGTAGAAAAGATAGTAACAATCTTTATGTAGACCACAACCATAAGACGGGGAAAGTTCGTGGATTGCTTTGTAGTAATTGTAATAGAATGTTAGGATTGGTTGGTGATAATATTAGTACATTAACTAACGCAGTTAAATACCTACAAAAGCACCAATAATATGTCTCACCATCCTCAACACGAACCTATGGAACCTTGGGTAATCTGGGCAGGAGTAGGAATTATGATGTTTACAGTTATCATATTTGTCATATTCACTCTTTCAATGATGTACTTTTAGGCATATGTTCTTCATTCTTACAGTCTTCATACTCTTTGGAGTTTTTATGTTTGTAATGTCCCTTACTCAAGACTTTTAATATGTTCAATCCATAACATTTTGATGACAGTAAAAAAGAACTCCGTATAATTACTTATGAGTTCTTTTTCTTTTATGAAGATCTTTTTAGACACAGCAGATGTTGATATGATTGGTCCAGCATATGATACTGGACTATTGGATGGAGTCACTACAAATCCCACTTTGATTCTTAAAAGTGGAAGGCAATTAAAAGAAGTTATTGAAAATATATCACATGTATTTCCAGATTTGACAAGTATTTCTGCAGAGGTTGTTGCGGATGATGCAGAAGAAATGCTTTCACAAGCACAAAAGTATTATTCAATTGCACCATCAGTTACAATCAAAGTTCCTTGTACTGTAGAAGGACTAAAGGCTTGTAAGTTTCTTTCTGGACAAGGAATTCAAACCAATGTAACTTTGGTATTTTCTGTTGCACAGGCAATACTTGCATCAAAAGCAGGAGCAACATATATCTCGCCATTTGTTGGACGTTGGATGGATAACTCTGTGGATGGTATTGAACTGATTAAAAATATTCGTAGCGCATTCAATCAATCTCGTTCATATACTCAAATTCTCGCAGCATCTATTCGTGATGTGAGGCAAGTAGAACAATCTGCTCTTGCTGGTGCTGATGTTGTTACTATTCCACCTACAGTATTCTGGGGAATGTATAAGAACATTATGACCGAAAAGGGTCTTGATTTATTCCAGAAGGACTGGGAAGAAGTTCTTAAGAATAAAGAATGAAAGAAGAACATCAGTGCTGGAACTTCATAATGTCTTCATTCGCAAGATCTTATGGAGTTGAAAGGACTAAAATAGAACAAAAATTTCACGAAATTGCACTTCAATGGTGCGATGATCATAACTATACTTGTGATATTCATTTAGATGATTTAAATAAAGTTGATACTTATTTCAGAAAAGTTTACGAAGAGTGGGAGTAAAGTATGAGAGTAGGTTTAATTGGACTGGGACGAATGGGTGAAGGAATGTCCCGTCGTATGATGAGGGCAGGTATTGAAGTCTGGGGTTACAGGAGAAACTATGAAAAGGCAAACGAAGCATACGAAAACGGGTATGTTAATGGTATTACAACTTCTATACAAAGCCTTGTTCAAGTAGTAAAGCATAAACAAAGTGGAGTTGCTGACAAATATGGGCCAGGTATTTTTATGATGGTTGTTCCAGCAGAAAACGTAGAGGAGACAATCAATGAGTTACTACGATTTTGTGGTGAAGGAGATATTATTATTGATCATGGCAATAGCAATTTTAAAGACAGTCGGAAGAGAGCAGAACGTTTGGCAAAGTTTGGTATCCAATATATTGATTGTGGTACTAGCGGTGGTGTTTATGGTCTGGATCGTGGATACTGTCTTATGGTTGGCGGTGGAGATACTGCAGTCGCCACTTGTAAAAGCATTTTTAATGCCCTCGCTCCAGGAGTACACGCTGCCGAGAGGACTGAGTTTGACTCATCTGTAACTTCAGCAGAGCACGGTTGGTTGCACTGTGGCCCTCCTGGTGCTGGACATTTTGTGAAGATGGTGCATAATGGCATTGAATATGGTATGATGCAGGCATATGCAGAAGGATTTAACATTCTCAAGAATGCCAACAACGGAGCACAGTATGTCAGAGAAGGAGACGCAGAGGTTGCCCCTATGGCAGACCCAGAATCCTACTGCTATGATATTGACGTTGCTGAAGTTGCTGAGTTATGGCGTCGTGGTAGCGTTGTTGGTAGCTGGTTACTTGATCTTACTGCTGATGTGTTGCGCCGCAGCCCACATCTTTCTAACTTCTCTGGAGGGGTATCCGATAGTGGTGAAGGTAGGTGGACGGTTAATGCTGCTGTGGATCTGGGGGTTCCCGCTCCTGTCATCACAACTGCTCTTTATGAAAGATTTAATTCACGCAATCTGGGCACTTTCGCAGCCAAGATTCTGAATGGTATGAGATATATGTTTGGAGGACACCACGTTAGATGATTACATCAACAACACCTTATAAACTTGCTGAAATAATTAGAGACACTTGGCCTGGACTTTACAGGAAACCCCATAAGTCATATAATGAGCAAAAGACTTCTAAAAATGAAAAAATATAATGAAGAATATTTTTCAGTAATTGAAACTAAAACGGGCAGAAAAATTGTTGATTGTGGATTAGAAGAAGATGCTCTTGCAATGGTATCTTTTGATCCACAAAACAGATCTTATACTCGTAATAAATTTTTGATGGGACCTGTAGTTGATATTAAAATTCCAAAACAACTTCCTACTTCGAATATTGCAGTTTCAAATATAAAGGAAAATGGTTGTGCTCCAAGAAAAGAACAACTTTTAGATGGTGGGCCATTAAAACTTAAAGAAGATAAAAGGATCCCACTTAATACTAAATAATTTTCAGTTTTATAAAAAATATGAAGTTTACAGTTTATTCAAAAGAAGGATGCCCTTATTGCACAAAGGTTCAACAAGTATTGGAGTTAGCAAAACTTCAATATGTAGTTTATAAATTAAATCATGAGTTTACCCGTGATGAGTTTTATGCAGAATTTGGGAAAGGATCAACATTTCCTCAAGTAATAGTTGATGACAAACATATTGGTGGATGTTCTGACACTGTTCAATATCTTAAAGAAAATAATATAGTTTGATAAGTTCCTGGGAGTAAATATGACAGGCGACCAGGAAGCAAAACTAAATAAATCAGAACCTCAAATTAATAGAGGCGTTGAATTATTACTTAGAAATAGGAGGGGAAGATCAGAAAAACCAAAAACTTTTCAAGTGAAGTTTGGTAAAATGATCTCTCTTTTCCGTAGAGAGTTTCACTTCTTTATAGAATTTCACTTTGATATTAGGAAAAAATAAACTCTCTGGAGAAAACAAATGGAAACAGCATATGTAATTACATTCACTGTAATGTTCACGTTGCTCTTTTTTATGACAGGAGGTATAATAGGTTGGTTAACTTATAGGCATTTGTTAGAGTCAAGACCTCCATATTTGCATCCAGAGTTCTTTGATGAAAATGGGCAGGTGATACCTGACGAAATAGTATCTGTACGATTTGAAAATACCGATTATGACTACGACGACGAAGACGAAGAAGAAGACCGAATCGACAATTGAGGATCTTCCAACAAATCCTTTCATATTTGAAGTTTTGAATCTAGCTTCAAAACAAAGAACAAATGCAAAAAAGGTAGAAGTTCTTCAAAAATATGAAGATCCTTCTTTAAAAACAATTCTTATTTGGAATTTTGATGATTCTATAATTTCACTTTTACCTCAAGGGGATGTTCCATACGCTAGTACTGGGGAACAGACATCTTATAGTGGAACTTTAAGCAATAAGATTGATGATGCAGTTTTGAAAATGGAAGAGTTAAACTCTAATTCTCTTGGATCTATGGACCAAGGGAGATCATCTATTCGCAAAGAATATCATATGTTTTATAATTTTGTAAAAGGTGGTAATGATGGTTTGAGTTCTCTTCGTAGAGAAACCATGTTTATTAATATCCTTCAAGGACTTCATCCTCTTGAAGCAGAGATTCTCTGCCTTGTTAAAGATAAAAAACTTAGCACTAAATATAAAATCACTAAAGAAATTGTAAGTGAAGCATACCCAGATATTCAATGGGGTGGTCGTTCATGACAGTATCTGTAAAGGAGAAAAAAACAATGGCAGAATCTTCAAAAAAGGAAAAAAAAGTTCTGCCTCATGAATATGGTTGTGAAGTTCTTTTAGAAAAAACTTTACTTGAAAAGGCAAAAGATAAATCTTTTCCAAATGATGCTTATTTAATTTGGTATAATATAGATGGAGAAACTCACATTGATCTTGTGAGAGGATCTAGAGTT